CGTGAGGGTACCGGGGGCTTATCACCCCCCGTCTATGGCTGATATACCATGGACGTTTAGCAGGTCTATGACACATGTGTCATACACGTGCTGGGAAGAACCTTGGGACTCGAGGCACCAAGGTTCTTCCTAAACGCCAATCTCTTACATCATAGCCTCCGAAGAAAGGAGGGCAAATATGAGAATAAGAGAGAAGCAGTTAATGGAGTCTCGACAATGTGTCGGGGAGTATCTCCACCGCTCGAAGACCGTTCCCGGTCCAGGCGGTTGGACAGAATATCCTCCGGCCCATACGTTCGGGCAGACTCCGAATGCGTCGCTTACAACCCAAGATATTGTTACACCGGGTTTTAAGCGTAAGTCCGCTAAAGGCGAAATTATAAACAATGCCTTCATCAGCGAACTTACAGAGGTGTTTCCCTGGCAGCCTACGTCTATATCAAACATTGATACGTACCGTGAGAATTTCTTCAACACGGACACGGGGCAATGGGAGACAGACGACATTGGCTTTATAACAGAGGGAACATGCGTGCCTTGGCAATATTGGGGTAACACACCTGGTTTTCTGGTGTCTCCTCCCGGTACTGCTGAACTGCGCCAGCAGGTCATCGACCTTGCTGTCACTGACGCGGCGTCGCGCGTAAACACGAGCGAGATGCTCGCAGGCGCGACAATGGCAGAGATGCACAAGACCACGGATTTTCTGGTCCAGACCTCTCGTAGGGCGATACGAATTTTCCAAGCGGCTCGTAGACTCGATTTATTGAGTGCTGCGAATGCGATTGGCGTGTCTCCTGATTTGCGAGGGGTGCAAAGGTCCGGGCGATCCCGTAACCGAAATCGCGTCCTAAGGAACGAATTATCTCCTCAGGAAATTGCGAATAGGTACATGGAATTGCGCTACGCTGTCAGACCTTTGATCATCGATATGGTGAATACCCTAAAAGCTATTGACAGCAAAAAGGGTAGGATCCGTAAGACGTTCAGAGGGATGAAAACTGGCGATCTGTCGCACGAAGACGTAATGGTGGGACAGGGGTATTTCTTCCGCACCGCGGTAGACGTATCTCGTTCTCACAAGTATGTCGTAGCGGCACGAGCTGGGATCCTATGCGATGTTGATTTCTCCAACTGGTCTGCATTCGGGATGGATAATCCGGTGCAAACTATGTGGGAGCTCATGCCGTTCAGCTTCATTGCTGACTGGTTTGGGAATATCGGATCGTGGATCGGTGCTATGTCACCAAGGGCTGGTGTAAACCAGCTCGCCTCCTGGGTAACGGTAACGGAAACGTTTACCGCTAAAAATATGTTGGTGAACGCACGCTCTGCGTACCCGGACCGTCCCAATCAGGTGGGGAATTCCTCATCTGTTGGTTCTTCGAGTTCCGTAATTCGCGTAACGCGAAAAGAGCGAATCGTTTCACCCGTCCTACGTACATGGCCTCAGGTAGATATCAACCTGAACCTGTATAAGCTTACTGACTTGAGTATCATCCTGAAAGGTATCTTTCGGGGTCGATGACTCGCGTACAAGGAGTTTAACCATGCAAGCAGACGTCATCACATTAGATGTTGACACCAACAACGATGGCAACACCACCCCTAAGGTTTTTAATCGGTATGATGAGCAGCAGAACCGTACGATCTACGTTTCGATCGGCCACACACCGGGCTTTAGGGATCAGTTTGCTATCAGCCGTTCGTTCCCGACGAAAGTTGGAAATTTCCGTGGCGTTTGTAAGTCTACGGTGAAGTTCACCAAAGACACGGATGTCCCCGGAGTTGATGCAAATACTTCTCTTCAGAGTACTTGCATTATCGAGGTTGGTTTCTCGATTCCTGTCGGTTACGACGCAGTGTCGCTGAAAGCCTTGCGGCAGACAGTACTGGCACTGCTCGACGATGATTCTTTCATGGATTCCCTGACTATTAAACAGGAAATCTAACGTGTTGCCCGACATCGATGCAGTCAAGATATCGGACTCTCTCACCGACTATACGTGGTGGGACGCGTTGTTTCATTTGCTTGATGGATTCGTCCACCAAGTGATGAAATTCTTTGCCTAACATCTAGGCGCAGACCATGAAAGGATCGCTCTATGAAATGTAGAACGTCGAAAGATTGGCAAAGACATCTGCCAATACGGCTTCCACGAGATTATCCGTGGAAAGTTGCCTCCGGTTTACTGGAGGACCTACGATGCTCCCTCGATGAGAAGGAATACCAGTATGCAAGCCATATCCTAAAGACTAGGGATTATGACGCATATTTGGCTCTTTCCGAGGCTTGGAGACCACAGAGTAACAACTCCATGGGTTGTCGTACGATCGAAAATGTCCGTGCGACTTACCAAGTATCTGCCGTGTTGAAGAAGTTCAGGTTCCCATCCGACAATGGAAAACGTCGGAATGCTGCCATCAAGAAGTTTATGGCTGCTGAGGAATCGTGTAGGGAGTTCAACGATGTTGGACATACTTCCCTACGCTTTCTCTGGGACTCGGACGAATTACGTGCGTATACGTATGCGCGTAACTTCATCGCGAAGTTGCTCGGGCAGTTACTGCCAAGTCACGAGCAAATGACGCTTTGGTCACGTCATGGACCCGGTGCAAACCTCGACAGTAGCCAAGGACACGTTTCTTTATACGATAAGTATGAAACGTGGCCGTACTCCTGTACGAGCTGTGCAACCGGGCACGCCCGGTTGGCGATTCAATCTGATGAGCGTTGGCTCGGGGCTCTGGAAGATAGTTATAGAAGCAGGCATGGTTTGCCTGCCAACGTAATCATCGACCAAAATGAGTTCTGGACTAATGTTTTTCAGGTTGTTAACAATAACCGCATCACATTTGTGCCCAAGAACGCTCAGACTGATCGTTCTATCGCGATTGAACCTGCGATGAACCTGTACTTGCAGTTGGGAGTTGACGGTTACATCCGTAGACGCTTAAAGCGCTTCGGGGTTGACCTAGATGACCAGCGGAAGAATCAGGAACTCGCTAGGCGAGGCTCCCAGGACTGGCTTGGGGATGATCCCTTTGTCACACTGGATTTAGCAGCTGCATCAGACTCCGTTTCGACAGAGCTATGCAAGATTTTGCTACCGCCTCAGTGGTACCACTACCTAATGGATCTAAGGTGTCCCACGGGTCGTCTGGATACTGGGGAGACTATCTCTTACGAGAAAATCTCTTCCATGGGAAATGGTTACACATTCGCACTCGAGTCACTTATCTTCACCGCGTTGGTATACGGTGTGGAAAGAGTGGTTCGGGGAAGGTACGAAAAAGAGAACATAGCGGTATTCGGCGACGATCTAATCGTCCGTCGGTCTTCCGCGCCGTTACTCGTTCGTATGCTGAACCTCTGCGGATTTTCCGTCAATACCGAAAAGTCTTTCTTAGAAGGACCATTTCGGGAGAGTTGCGGAGCAGATTGGTTCAAGGGCGCTGCTGTACGTCCGGTTTTCCTAGAAGAAACTCCTCTCTTGGTGCCAGCTCTGTGGAACGACATAAATCGTCTACAGAAGTTTCTCTGGCTCCATGGGTACGAGAGTACGTGTAAACTTCCATCTTGGATGGATAAGTGGATACCCGAGATGTTTCGCGGGTTCACTGGTCCATGCTCGGATGAAGACTTCTACACGTACAGGCATGTCGCCTATCCCACAGTGGGATATCGGCGCTGTCTCTGGGAGTTTAATAGGCTGACTTTGCAGAACAAGCCTAGTAAACGTGGCACGAACTTCTTATTTCGGAAGCTCATGGCCACACTCCGTCCTGGTGAAGACACCAATTCTCTGTCCTATCTTTTAAAGAACAGTAGGTGTCGTGCCTCGTTTGCTCCATGGTCCTCTAGATCATGGGGTCGGGTGAAGCTAGCCGCAGCAGGAAGTGTGTTTACTGTGTCGGACACGAAAACCGTCACAGTAGGCGTAACTCCTACGCAGACCTCAGTTTGGTCTGCGCAGTACACCATGTAACGCGGATTAGTCACCGTGTTGCATGGCCCACGTAATGGTGG